TTACAAGGATGACCTAACTTTAGTCAGATGATTTTTCATCTGCAGCAGTGCCGCCTCGAACTGTAGGTGAAGCGCATGCACCTCCTCCAATCTTATCTTCCCTCGAATAAAAGCGCGATTTAATTTCTTCCACGTTTTATCCGTCTCAATCAATAACTCCAGCATCTTCTGACACTCCGGCGTATTCACGTAAACCAGTCGCGCACCCTTCGCATATTCTTCTTTGGTCAATGGCATCTTCCCCTCCCGGTTTTATTGTTTAACCGGGAACCTACCCCATTCCTTCCTTATAAAAACTGCCTCACATTCAAGACGCTTTTCCCTTTGATCCCTTCGATATTCTTCAGTCGTAATCCCAAAACCGACTCCGTTCCGTTCTGCGACAAGTTTTCGGTCTTGCCGCTTCTGAAAGAGACCGGCCGACTCTTTCGGAGAACCCTTGGCCGACATCCCTCTCGGAAATACGAGCTGAGAGGTTGGAGATCGCCCTCTCCGTAAAACGGTTTTGCGGCTGTCTTTGTTTTCGGACAGGTCCGGAGCAAAGAGAAGGGCGCATCCGCTGCCTCGGCGGTCACAAGCGACCACCTCGGTCTCATCGAACCTCATGGCCTCGATGCGGCTTAAAAATCTTGCCATGCGCGCGCCGCCGCGGGAACGCTGGCTTCGCTCTTTGAAAACCGATCACATCAAATAAATCTCCAAAATTGGAGAACCGAATTCCCTCGCCATCGGGGACAACAGACTCGCCTCGATGGTTTTAGAGGTGAGATAAATCGAGGAGAAGCAATGAAAACTTTAAATCGTGTTCAGCTCCTGGGGTATCTGGGAAACGATCCTCAGGTGAAAGCAAATGACAAAACGGTTGTTGCGACCTTCTCGGTAGCTACAACTGAACGAAACGCCTACAGCGAAGAAGTCGCCGAGTGGCATCGCGTGGTGGCGTTCGGCAAGCTCGCGGAGATCTGCCGGGACCATTTGAAAAAGGGCCAGCCGGTCTTCGTGGAAGGACGTTTGAAGAAAAGCGTCTGGGAAGAGGAAGGCGCCAGAAAACACAAAACAGAAGTGATCGCGGATGAAGCGATCTTCTTGGGAAACCGAGATACTTCCTCGTCTGAGATGCCTCAGGACGCGGCCGATGAGAATTTACCTTCGGAGGAGGATCCACCCTCCGGAGAACAGCCCGCTCCGAAAGAGACCGAGGAGCCTTCGGCGAGCGAGCGTCAGATCGCGATGATTCGAAAGCTCGCCGGCCAGAAGGGCTACAAGGTCGCCGAGATCGAAAAGATGATCTCCGAGGCGAAGAGCCGCTCATTGGCCTCGAAGGTCATCGAGGGGCTGACCAAAGAAAAGAAATAAAAAAGATCCACTCATTTGCCCTTCGTGGGCGCCGCGCCCTGTCGTATGGCGGAAACATGGGACCATCGCCTGCAGGGGGCGGTGGTCCGTTGGAGGGCACCATGCGCCTCAATGGATCGGTCGAGGTCACGACCGAAGAGATTCGATGCAAAAGCTGCGGCGATTTAAATACCTCGTTATCGTGCCATCACGCGACGACGGAGGAGATCGCCACGGCGATATTGCTTCTCGAGCAGCGCTGGCGGCGGCCGAAGAAACCGCTCCAGCATCTGCTCGCCACGATGGATTCCCTGAATCACAACGGGACCTATTCCATTTCGCTCTTGCAGGATGGAACCATCGCCTGCACCTGTCTCTCCTTTCTCTTCAACAGAGGATTGCTGGAGAAAGCGCTTCCGACCGATGCCACCGCAGCGGTCTGCAAGCATATTTGCACCTATTTAGAGCGTCCTTCCAATATTCCCGATCGGGAAAATAATCCGCTCAAATTCCCCAGCGCCTGGCAGAAGGCTTTCCTGGGTCAACTAGGGGTGACGCCTCATCCAAGACTCTCCGCCGAACAGGCCTACTTCGTCATCGAGGGCCTGCTGTCAAAACAGGGAGTTTCCTATCTGGAACTGGAAGATCTCGTTAAACACCAGGGTAGCTTCTCGGTATTGCCGATTTATCCCTTTGGGATCGAATTCGAGGGATTCAATATCGAAGCGGACCGTCTGGCGGAAGCGCTTCGTCAGGCAGGTCTTCCGGCCGAGGTCCAAGGGTACAACCATCAAACGCAGAGCATTTTCAAAATCGTTCAAGACGCCTCGATTCAGGGGGCGAATCCGTTTGAGTTGGTGACGCCGAAGCTATTCGGGGCCGAGGGGTTTCAGAAAATCTCTACTCTCTGCGAAGTCGTCCATCGTTTGGGAGGTCGCGTTAACCGATCGTGTGGGCTCCATGTCCATATCGACGCCTGGAACTTTGAGCTCTCGGACATCAAGCGGCTCGTGAAAGTCATTCGTAAAATAGAGGAGCCGGTTCTCTTCTATCTTCTTCCGGCCTCTCGAAGAAACAGCCGCTATTGCCGGGCGCTCACCGACGCGCTGGTCAACCAGGTGGGCCGGATGCGGAGCCTCAATTCGCTTTCCCAAATCCAGGACCGGTATTTCTCCTTCAACCTGAACGCCTGGACGCGCTATCGGACCTTTGAGTTCAGAAATCACTCCGGAACTTTCAGCAACATGAAGGTGATCTCCTGGGTGGTCTTTCTTCTCATGCTCATGGACTCGGTGAAGCGCGGACTCACGGCCGACGATATCGAGCCGACCTGGCCGGGAGTCAGTAAAGCCATCGGCCTGACCGACGGCACCTCCCTTATTAATCGGTCTCACGGATATTTGACCGGCCGTAATGACCATTGGCGGAACAACAGGGTTCCAACCGAGGAATCCGAATAACCCAACTCCCGGACCGGCCGGGGCCATCTCTCCTCCCCGCCGGGCAACGGGGGAGGAGTCTGTTTTAAGGAGACCGACCATGTGCGGTGTCATTGGATTTGCCGGCCCCTCATCGGTGAAAGCGGCGCTGTTCTTCCAGTCGCTTTTGATCGCCGATGAGGTCAGAGGCAAACATTCCACCGGCTTTGTGATCTTAAACGGACCGAAGCCGGTGCTCATCAAGAAAGCCATTTCCGGCGGAAAATTCGTTCAGAAAGGGTATACCAAACTGCTCTTTCATCGCCGTTTCCGAATGGCGCTCGGGCATAACCGTCTGGCCACGTCGGGCGGTGTCAACGATCGGAATGCCCATCCATTTCAAATCAATTCTCCCTCGGGTCCCTGCTTCGGAATCCACAATGGGATAATCCATCACACCGAAAACCTGGCCGAGGCTTTTCGGATTCAAAAGGCTTCAGTCGATTCTGAAACCGCCCTGCGGGCGATCGCGCATCACGCGGGGTCGAGCGAGTCCGCTTTGATCAAGTCGATCGAAGCGGTGACCGCTCATATCAACGATGAGGGTAACTTCGCCTTTCTTTACCTTGACCCTCAGAGCAAGGTGATCTACTTCTGGCGATCTCCCGATCGGCCGCTGACTATCTTCGATGCCCGGAAAGTCGGACTCGGACGGTGGCTCACCTCGACACCGGAGATCTTCGTCTCCGCCTGGCGGCCTCTGATGGGACTGCTCCCATCGATCGACCGGGTCTCTTATTTCGACGCCCGGCCATACACCATTTATCGCGTGGCCGACGACGACACCTTCGAGGTCGAACCGATCCACCGAATGAAAATTAACGTTCAACGGAACGCATATCCTCTTTTCAATGAGGAGGGAGGGGAGCGATGGTATTAAAGCGAGTCAAAAAAAAGAGGACCATGAGAAAGGTCCGCGAAATCGTCAAAACCTCTCGGCTGGAAGGGAGCCCGTCTCCGTTGTTTCACGGCGCCTACTATGTTCTGGTCGACGAGGAAAAGATCAAGGGAACGATCTGCGTAAAAAAACGGTCTTGGTATCTGACCGAGCTGCGGCATCTCGTGGTCTTGTCGGAGTACCGACGACAGGGGATCGCAAAGAGCATGGTCCGAACGGCGCTGGGGAGCATCCAAACGCCGCTGGTCTGCTGCACGGTCCGAGATGACAACCCAGTCTGCCTGCGGCTCTTTCATAACCTCGGTTTTGAGCAGAGGGCCTTCTTTGAGATGGCTGGCCAGCTGATCTGGCATTTGGTTTACCAGCGGCCTCAAACCTCCGAACCAGCAATTGAGGTGAACCCAAACCAAATGGAGTGACGCGATGTTTAACGAAGGAGAATTGATCTTCTCATATTCGAGAAAACAGGCGATTGAGGACGGCGTTCTTGTCGAGGTCTCCTCTGTCGCAAAGCAGGTGGGAAGTCGCTATCCGGTCGCGGTCACTCGGGTTCTCTGGGACTCTTGGATCGTTCCGGATGAAGGCGCCCGCCGACTCGGAGAAACGGAGCAGGGGCGCCTTTGGGATCTCCTGTGGGTTCTCCATTCGGTGATCAAGCGTCAACAGCCGGAAGGCGATCGGCTTTTCTTCTCTGTCTTATTCACGAAGGAGGGGAAGAAGCAGCTCGTCCGCCTGAAGTCGATCTGCGGCCCAGGGGACAATCTCGATCCGGTGGTCACCATTATGCTGCCGGAAGAGGACTAAAGGAGGTGTTTACTCTATGTATAGAACGCTTGAGAACGTACAAAAAAAGTCCGCCTCCAAGTTATTCCAGCAAACCGCTCTGCTGGCTGTCGTGGGAGTGGGATACCAATATATGCATGGCTCATTTTGGGACATCCTACTCATTACCGGCCTTGCATTGGGATTTGGTTATTTGTCTGTTGACTTCCTGAAGGGGGTTAAGGATAATTCAATTAATGGAGGAGAGAATGATTAACAATCTTTCTTATGGCGTGCTGATTTTACTGGCTGCAGGGATTCTGATCTGGATTTGGGGCCATACCGGAGATCGGCGAGATCCTGCTCAATCAAAGCGGGCTGGAACGAATTCCCGGTTAAAGGAATAGAACAGCCGAATTTGACAAATTACTTTTAAAAAGGGAGCAACCAACGGGGTTGCTCCCTTTTTTTATAATTTTAGATACCAATAGTGGATGATTCGCAGCGTGAATTAACAATTCGCAAGGTGCAGGAGAAAGGCGGATATTCATGACGTACCTGTAAGGGCGGAGGGTATTGGTAAAGTTCGAATTATTGGAATGATGCTTTTTGAAAATGACTATGGCATAGTCGATTGATTGCTTAAAAATTCAACGGCATACGGCGGCGACGAATGCGTTGGAGAACGGGGCGAGCACGGAGGATGTGCAAATGATGCGGCGGCATCCACGACATGAGAGACGCCAAGTGGAGACTCGTTATTGATAGGGATCATCCTCCGTCATCATCAAAAGCATTCCCAAGGGCCATCTTCCGGAGAACTTTAATCGGGATCGAAGTACTTCAATCCCTATCAGTTTTCAAAAGGTTTTAGAGAACCAAGCAGGTGAGATATTCCGGGAAATCCTGAGAAAAGACGAACACTTAACAGAACTACAACCGCCCCAGTCAATCGCAAATGGTTCTGGAAAAACGCCGCCAAAACCGCCAATGCTGCCACAACCGCCGCCGCGCCGGGGGAATCGTTCAAACCCTATTTAATACTCAAGAAAACGGCTATTCAATGACCATTTTCGGCCATCGCCGAGGCTGAATCCAAGCGCCAAACCAACCGCCACTAAAACTTCCTAGCGCCATTCATAAATCAATCACTTATGAAGACCTCCAAAACCTCCAAGCGCCAAATCCTTATTTCTAATCAACCACAATATATAGTGGTGATCAAAAATCCTTCAATTTATCGGTCGATCCTTTACCGGAGAGAGCGGATTTTAAGTTCACTGCAGTAGAATTAAATAAAGAAACAATTTGATCATAACCGTTTCTCGTCGGCCAATCATATCCGCAACCGGTTACAGGAACAGCAGCTTCAATTAATTCAAATTGAAGCCGTGCGCGTTCATCTTTTGCTGCAAATCTAATATGGAATTCCGAGTAACAGACATTCGCTGCAAGATTCCAAGGGGCAAGAGCCCTTCCGATAATCGTGCCATCGTTTTCATCGGATACACGAGTGACGCTCCGGCTATCAGAAAAACTTTCAGCAAAAAAATCCCTGGCGCTTTTCCAAAGCTCGTTTTTTTTCTTACCAGGTATAGAAAAGTCAAAAGTAAATTCCCTTTGAATGTCCCTCTCTGCTGGAGCTATCTCAGCGCAACCATATAAAAAAATAAAAAAGAATCCAGTAGCAGCCAAAAAAGAAAAATATTTCATTTTCCCTCCTCTGCAACCCAGGCCAATAATACTAAAAGATCCCTTATCCCTCCTGCATCGAGCCGATGAGCAAAAGCAAATTCGATAATATGACTCATTTTCTGAGGTTGAATCTCAAGCTTCAACTCTGCCGCGGTTGATTTAATGAGATCTATTGTTTTTTGTAGCCTTTCGAGACTGTCCTGGAATGGGTCTTTAGAATAGGTCGCTTCTTCCGCAACAGCAGCATGCAGCTCTCCCGCCGTCGAATATTTGGGTCCCTTCCCAGTAAATAGCCAATCAAGCGATAGTTTATGTTTAAAGCTGAAGTTTACTAAAAGCTCATGAGGAAATTTCCCCTTTTTTTTGAAGCCATAGAGCGCCTGAGGGGTGACACCGAGCCCCCTTGCAATGTCCGCATCGGACTTTGCATTCAAAAATTCCGTAAGATTATGAAGTATTATATTAAAATCTTGTGCCATTTATAATATTTTACTTGACAATAATAAATCTATAGTTTATAAATGCCCTCATGAGTAGCAATCGTTACGAGATAGACACAATAAAAATCAAGAAACTCCTGCTCGATCGGAACCAGAAAAAGATCAAGGATCTGGCTCATGACATCGGGGAGTCCCGCGCGGCCGTGTCCCAAGTCATCAACGGCCTGCGCCCGAATGACCGGATCAAGAAGAAGATCGCTCGTTATTTCGGAATAGCGGTGAGTGATCTTTCTAAAAGGGCGAGTTGATCGCAGCTTTTTTTGCCTTTGATCGTATCCGGAAAAGCTGGGTGGGATAACGATGCAAGGTCCTCACCCCCCCTGTTCAGGTGAGGATCTAGGAGTCCAGAGAAACCGGACTCCGATCGGGGTGGGGAGCTCGCACCTCCTCACCCCCTTTAAAACAGGCTCAGATTAGCAGAAAGCAAAGGGAAACTGCAATGTCAAATTTCAAAAAAAATGAGACATCAGCCCATCCTGATCAGCTTTCTCTCCTAGACCTAAAAGGAATTACCGAAGGCCAGCTCGCGGATATCTCCCTTGCCCTTCGCGCCACCCTCGTAAAAGCCATCAAACAGTGCTCCTTATCTCGTTATCAAATCGCCGCGCAGATCTCCGAGCTCATCTCCCGTGACATCACCAAGGAGATGCTCGATAAGTATTGCGCCGAGAGCGCCGAAGGTCACCGCATCCCGGCCGAGATTATCCCGGCCTTCTGTCTGGTGACCGGCTCGCGTGCGCCGCTCGATCTGCTGGCGCAGGCAATTGGCTGCACCCTGCTCGGACCGGAAGAAACGCAAGCGCTGGAGATCGTCCGCCTGCGCATGGAGAAAAAGAAGTTAGAGGAGCAAATTAAAAAATTGGAGAAGAGAGCCAAATGAAGAACGCACAGGTCACCCACGCCGTTCCCTTCAGTAACAGACCAAAGAAAATTGAAAGCCTTTTCATGGACGTGTTTGTGAAAGAGGGCGGAGAGATTTTCCGGCCAAAGCTCACCGTTTCTATCGATCAATTCACCCGAACGGTATCCGGCTATCGCATTGAACTGGAGAAGCGGGCGCGCGGATGAAATACATCTCAGAGGCCGAAGCAGTCGGAATATGCGGGGTGCCCAGCCGGACACTCCAAAGGTATGCGGAAAACGGAAAGGTCCGAACCCGCCATTCCACCCAGGTCTCCGCCAATGGCCGCCGCCCTCGCCTATTCTGTCTCGATGATCTGGGTCCCGAGGCCGCGCGCAAATATCACGAGCACCTGCTTGCATCCCGCGCCGCGCGCGAGGCGAAGCTGCCGATCGTGCAGGGAGACGGAACGCTCATAGACCCGCAAAGCGGGGAGATCCTTCGGGAGCCGGTCGCGCTGACGGCCGCGCCGGAGTGGGCGCTTATCGAGGCGAATTGGAGAATGGAAATCGTGCAAAAGGCACTCGCCATCAAGAAAGAGTTTAAGGGAAATGCCACCCCGGTCCTACAAGACCTCGCCCGTAAAAACGACATCGCTTTCTCCACCCTCTATAATTACCTCTCCTCCTATAAATTCGGCGGCTATCAAGCCCTGCTTCCTAATTGGAAGCGCCCGCCATCGATCGAACCGCAGATTGAAGGCTATATTAAATATCTCTGGCTGCAGCCAACGCAGCCGCTCGCGTCATCCGTCCACCGGGAGGTCGTCGCCTACGCCACCGAAAATGAATTAAAGGCCCCAAGCTATTCCACCGTCGTCCGAGTCATCCAGTCGATCGACGAGGCTACCGCCACCTACTGCCGCATCGGCCGAAAAGCCTGGTCGGATAAATTCGAGCCGGTTCTCCGCCGGGATTACTCCGATCTTGCCGTCGGCGAATTCCTCTGCGGAGACCATCGCGAGTTGGATCTGTTCGTATCAGACGGCAAGCGGATCTTCCGGCCGTGGCTCACCGCATGGATGGATCTCCGCAGCCGCAAAATCACCGGCTGGCATATCGACATCGAGCCGAATTCGCGCACCATTGCAGTTGCCTTCCGCAACGCCGTCCTCACCCACGGCCGCCCCGGCACCGTCTATATCGACAACGGAAAGGATTATGACTCGCACTACCTCAACGGCCAGGTCAAGAAGATCGGCAAGATTCACTATGACGCCGAGCTCACCGGCGTCTTCGGCCATCTCAATGTCGGCGTCATTCACGCCATTCCCTATTGCGCCCGCTCGAAGCCAATCGAGCGCTGGTTCCTCAACATCCCGCAGCAGTTCGAGCGCGAGCTCCCCGGCTGGTGCGGCCGCAACAATAAGCAGCGACCGGAGAAGCTGAAGGGAGAAATAGATCGGGGCGAGCTGCTCACCCTGGAGCAGCTCCGGGAGCGGTTCACAGTCTTCGTGGCGGAATACCACGCGCGCGTGCATTCAGAGATCGGGTGCTCCCCCAACTCCTTATGGGAGGACGCCACCCCCCAGATCCCGGATGCACGCGCCCTCGACATGTGTCTCATGAAGCACAAGCCCGCCAAGGTCTTCAACGACGGCATCCACCTCTTCGGCTTGCTCTACTGGCACACCAAGCTCTCCGGCTATATGGGGCAGACGCTGGAGATCCGCTACGACACCGCCGACGTGAGCACCCTCTACATCTTCGCCGCCGGGCAATTCGTTTGCGAGGCAAAGACCGCCGTCCTTGGCAGCATGAAGACTGGCGAGGCAGTGATCAAACAAAAAGCAAAAGAGCGCAAGGCCGCCCGCCAGCGGATCACCAACTATCAGAGCGACCTGCAGATCCTCTACAACCCGGCCGCAGCGGTGCAGGCGGCAAATGAATCGCTGAGCCCCACACCAGAGGCCCCGGCGCCAGCGCCGGCAAAGCGAAGCCGGGCAATCAAAGTCATCACCCGGTTTGACGGCATGGCCAAACAGGTAGCGGAGGAGAAGCCGGCAACACCGGCCACGCCTAAAAAATGGGATCGGTTCGTCGCGCAGATGGAGGGGGAGCTCGCCTTCCAGCAAGAGCAGCAGGCGGAATCCGATCGGTTGAAGCAAGAGCGACGAGATCGTCAATTAAGAAGAGCACTCGGAGAAGAGTTCCAAATTGAGGGGAGCGGAGCATGACGATTCGAGAGCAATGCAAAGCGTACATGGAAAGAACGGGCACATCTGGCAATGCCATCGCCAAGGCCATCGACAAATCCAGCGCCACTTTTTCTCAATGGCTTCGGGATGATTATTCCGGAGACAACGCGGCGATCGAGCGGGACGTCACCGCCTATCTCTCCCGGCAGGATCTGCGAGAAAAGGTCAAGGTTGATTCCGGCTTTGTCCCCACGCGCCAGGGCAAAGCGATGATCGCCACACTGCGCTACGCGCACGCGCGCGGGAAGATGGGGTTAGTCATCGGCCCCTCCGGATCTGGAAAGACAAAAGCCATCGAGCACTATGCCGCCACCCAGGGCGGCGTTGTTTTCCTTCGGACCGATGATGTCAGCAACAGCCCATCCGGGGTGATTCATGATCTGGTCGAAGCGCTCGGCTTAAAAACGCGCGGCACCCTGCGAGGATTGTTGCGGGCCGTCATCAAAGAGCTCACCGGTTCCGGCCGCCTGATCGTGGTAGATGAGGCGCAGGACCTCACGCACCACGCCATCGGTGTGGTGCGGGCAATCTATGACCGCGCCAAAGTCGGCGTCGTCTTCGTCGGCATGCCGCGCCTTTATTACCACATGGTCGGCAACGGCGTCGAGATCTTCGAGCAAGTCAGGAATCGCATTGCCATTCAGAAAGAGCTTCCGCCGTTGGATATCGAGGACGCCACATTGATCCTGCATTCCTTCGATTCTTCGATTTCGGCCGAAGCCTGCCGGGTTGCCCATCAGCTCTCTTATTCATGCGGCCGCCGACTGGTCTTACTCTATGACCAAGCCGCGCTCGACGCCGCCTATGAAAAGCGCTCCGTCACCGCGGAAGATTTCATCGCCGCGCAGGAACTGCTCTATGGAGAGGCCCCAGGCGTTCAGAAGAAGCAGGCTCCCGCCGTAAAGTCTCTACCCGAAGTCAAAGCGATCGTAAATACCAAACCAAACGGAGTCGCCCATGGCACCGCGAAATCTCGTGTCGGATGAGGAACTGCTGGAGGATCTTCGCCGCGTTGCCCGGATCGCGCCGGCTTTCAACACGTCGGACATCAAGCGGCACGGCCGGTACGCCCCGAGAACCTACTACATCCGATTTCAATCGATTGAAGAGATGCGCCGGCGCATCGGCTGGACCTCTCCGGAGCAGGTAGACCGCACCGCGTTGAAAGGGCAACTGGCCCAGGTCGCCGGCTGGACGGAAGAGGAGTGCGTCGCCCACTTTAGAGCCTTCCGCTGGCCTCAAGAGATCGCTTGCCCCCGGTGTGATGACCCGGCCGCCGTCGTCCGCATCAAAACCCAGTCTCTCACCAACCCCGAGATCGCCCTCTTCGAATGCCGGGACTGCCTCTATCAATTTTCCGACATCTCCGGAACCGTCTTCCATAAATCGTGCACCCCGATGAAAGAGTGGTTCCTCGTCATCCTCACGTTCTTCGGGGCGCCCGATCTGCACACAGACGATCGCGCCGCACTCATCGGAATGACCGGCCATAACTATCGATACAAAATAGCCCGCATTAAAGGATCGAAAATGTCGCAGGAGCTGAATGCCCATTTGCTGTCGATCTTACAGAACCAATCAAAGGAGCCGTCCCATGAACAGTCGAACGCCAATAAAGTGTAAATGTGGTACCTGGTTCATCCCCGAAGAGCATCCCCCCGCGGCAGGCAGTGTCAACGAAATCGGCCTCTGGTACACCTGCCCCGGCTGCTTTACCACCGGTGTCCTGCTCTCCCCCGAATTTCAGCGCCAGATGGGGGAGCACGTCCGCGGAGAGGTCTTCTGTCCCCATTGCCGCCGCAACTGGTCCTCTTATTTAAAGAGCAATGATTGCGATCGCTGTTATTGCCGCGGCTGCCGCCAGCTCATAGCATACAGTTTCGATGAGATTTTCAGCCGCGTCTGGGACCTGATCCCGATGACGGAGTCGCTCAGCCCTCGCCCCGCGCGCAACCTCACCGAGCGCAAGGAGGTGCCATGATCGCCGCATTATTACTCGCCGCCTTGTTGATCGAGCCTGCCACTCCCAACCTCGACTTCCGCACCTCCCCGGCGCAGCATGAGGCTCCAGCCTACTGGGCCAATTACATGCCCATGTTCGCGGCGCTGAATCTCGACCGGCAGCAAACGCTCACCCTCAATAGCCGCGGCTTCTACGAAATGAATCCTCTTCTCGGCCGGCATCCTAGCGCCACACGGGTCAATCTCTATTTCGCTGCAGATCTCGCTATCCCGCTGCTGCTCTCTCCCTTTCCAGACTGGTTCAAAACATCAGCCGCCGACACCGTCACGGCCTGGGAGGAAAGACTCATCGCGCAAAACACAGATCTTCGCCCCGATATTAAATCGAATCCCGGCTGGCCGATCTGCATTGTGTTTTCTATCCGCGCCGACTGGGACCGACTTTTCGAAAACAAAGGAGACGCACCATGAAGAAACACCAAAAGAAAACGCCGGTTCCTCTGCCTGTTCCCGCGCCGGCGGAGCCCCCTAGAAAACACGTCGAGCAATACCGCTTCGCGGACGATCTCTCGATCCCTCATCGAAAGCAGCCGCCCATTCTCCGATTTGTTTCCGTCGTCACCGGCCGCAGCGAATACCTCGACGCGCGGATCTTCGGCGCGGGAGCGGAGTACCCGAAGACAATTTCAATCACCGTGGAGTGGTAGTATGGAGATGAAAATCTCGCCCGCTTTAACGCGTGAGGAAACGGAAAAGATCATTCTCGCAACCAGCAATGGAATGAATCCGGCGACAGAGGGGGATATCGCGCACGCTCTTAAATGGGCGGAGCGGATCCGGATCGAAGGGGATGTGCTCGCACTGGTTCTCGCCGGCGAGCTCTACATCCGCGTTCAAAACGGCGCGATTCGCGTTCTTCCGGTGAGGGCGGCCAGTGGACGATCGTGAAACTCTTCGCCGGGCGATCATCGACTACTGCAGCAAGAATGAATTCTTTTCCGGCATTAAGAATCTGGAAAAAAAGGTCGATGCCTGGCTCGATGCATACCCGATCGACATCCTCGCGGAGATCAAAAAAATGAACGCCTGGCTGATTTCCAAGGGGCGGCGGTATCGCAATTATGCACGCTTCATTAATGATTGGCTATCCCGATCGAGCGGGGCCCCCATCGCCCGGCCGCCGTCGCTGGAGGAGGTGATGAGCCGAGTCAGCTACGAGGTCGATATGAAAACCGGCCTCGGAAAACAGATGACCCCGCGCAAGCAGGCCACGATCGAGGAGCTGCAGCGCCAGGCCAAAATCATTTTGGAGCGGGAGCAAAAAGAAAAGGAGAAAAACCAAGGAGCCAACCATGCGCACGAAACCGAAAAATAAAATCACCAGCCGCGACGGGGCGGAGCATGCCCTCGCCAGGATCTGCGAGCTCGATAGGATGTTCGCCGCCCTCCTCCTCACCGAGGCGCAAGACATTGCCAAAGTAAGGGAGCAGCATGCGGAATATCGGCAACGTCTGGGAGTCCAGGGAATGCAAGAGGAGAAGGCCCTTCTTGTCCGGGAGCTGGAGGCCTGGGCAAAAGAGGCGCGCGGCGAGTGGCCGCAAAAAAGCATCACCACTCCTTGGGGGCGGTTGGGGTTCCGGGTCAAAAACAAAAGCGTTGAGCTCTTTAAATCGGTCGCCAAAAAGACCGAGCAGGCCCTCTTCAACCTCCAATCATACCTATCCGACTATGTCAGACACGTCCCCGTTATTGACAAAGAGAAGATCCTCGCCGCCGATCGGGAAGGCCGGCTCGATCACGGCTTGCTCAATTCGTGCGGTCTGCGGATCGCCGATGGGGAGGAATTCTGGCTGGAGACCACCGCCTCGGAGGATCTGAAGGCCGCCACAGAGAGGTTGAAAAATGCCTAAAAAACAGACCGAGAATATGCAGATTGAACCGCAGGAGAACTGGAGTTGGACCGGCGGCGTCGCCGTCGAGGTTGTCGATCGCAGCGAGCTCCTGGCCGCCGCGAAAAAGGGAGAGCGGTCGGCCATAATGGAGCAACCAGTCTACTCCGACAATCCGCCCCCGCTCACCCCGGAGGAGGCGCGCGCCAAAGGAATCTTGGAGCATCATCGCGGCCGCGCCAACGCCCTCAAGGTGCGGCTCTTCGCGGAGTTGCTCGGGGTAGAAGAGCGGCGCGCCCAGCAAATCGTAAAGTGCCTGGTGGAAAAACACAACATCCTCATCGGCAGCGCCGTCTCTCCCCCATTCGGTTATTACATTCCGGAGACGGCGGAGGAAGTCGACGCGGTATTGGCCCAGCTCTATCACCGGATGGCGAGCATGGCGGTGCGGATCGCGCGGATCAAGCGGATCTCGGTGGAAGAGGTGTTCGGTCAACTACGCCTATTGGAGAGTAACAATGAGCTGTAAGAAATGCGGCGGTTTAATGGTGGTCGATCGAGACCCGGAGTCGACCGGAATCCGCTGCATCAACTGCGGATCACAAGGAGCCATCGCCATGACCATGGAACCCAAGACAGACAGACAGACAGACAGACAGACAGAGGTGCGCATATAAGCCTAATCGTTTCCAGTGCAAAGCCGATGCGCTTCCGGGATCTCCCTACTGCGGAGATCACCAGGACGTAGAAACGAAACCGGCGCTGGCGCCGAAGAAAACACGTCGGAGTCGGCCGCCTGGGGTTGCGGCGAAGGTGGCCGCCGACGATCCGATGGCCCAGGAAAAGGGGCGGCCACCAGTCGGCGAGATCGACGCCGCCATCGCCAAGCGGCTGGCGGAGATTGAAACACTGAAGGCGGCCAAGGCATTGATCGAGTAGAGGGGAGCGTGAACTGCGAACCTGCCCCGGCTGCGGCGCAACCTATAAGCGCCCATATATCATGTGCCGGCGTTGCTGGGTGATCATCCCGCGGCAAATCTGGCTCGAATTTAGGAGCGCGCAGAAGCTTCGCAGCCCGCTTCTCATCCGCAAGGCCGTCCGTGCCGCCATCGAATCAGTGAGGAGAAAACCATGAAAAAACTATTCATCATTTTTCTTATACTCGGGGCCTGTAGCAGTCAACAGGCCAAGGCAAGCGATCCGAAGGCAGAAGAAAAAGGGACGCGCTCGCCGGAAATGATAACCTCTAAAGATTTATCGCCCTCTATCTCTGAAAATGAGGTGCCATCTTTTCCACCCAAGTATGTGATCTTCTCAGAAGAATGCCTTTACGAGTTGGATTGGAAGTATCAGATAGTCCGCTGCTGGGAAGACAAAGTGCAGGAACTGCTGGGCTATCAGATCGCGCTGAAGGCGGTTGCGGCACAAAGGAGGAAACAATGACGGAAGAAGCGCCGATCAGGGAAGGCGACCTCGTAGTGATCCCCGTAAAGTCGCGGAGGTTTGAGACCTACCTAGCGACCGGCCAGGTTGTTTCGATCTGCGGAAAATATTGCAAGGTCTCCGCCCAGGATTTCATGGGACGGCGATTCAACTGGTTTGGATTCATCTCAGACGTAAGGAGATCCTATGCAACCCCGAACCCTCGGCCAGAATAATGCGATGTGGGGCCTCGCCCTCCAATTGAGCAAGCTGGTCGGCGAGGGAGAAGGCGAGTCCCGCATGCGCGATATTATCGAAGAGCTCACCGGACAGCGCTCCACGCGCCGCCTCACCTACGCCCAGGCGGAAGAGGTCAAGCGCCGCCTTACCAAAGATATCGCCGTCATCGCCCGCCACAAGGGGCGGCAGGAAGCGGCGCCGGGAGATCTCCCCACTCCGGTGCAGCTGGAGACCATTGAGGCCATCCGGGCCACGCTGCAGATCAGCCTAGCCGGGCTGAAGTCGATTTCCAAGAAAGCCTGCGGCTGCGTCTGGCCGCAGACGCGCGAGGAGGCCGGCAAGCTCCACGAGGCGCTCACTGCGATATGGAATCGGGACGCGAGGAAAGGCGGCCCCGCGTTGATGAACCGGGTCGCGGCACTGCAAGGGCGGGAGGGTCTCGATGAGTGGAAGAGGAAGTTTCTCGCCGACCTCGCGCACCGGGTGACGGCCGTCAAACGGATTCCCCCCGGCGCATTTCTTAAACTGGCAGAGATCGAAGAGCAGATCAACCGAAAAACAGAGGACCAGAAATGAGCATTGAGACCCCACTAACTGTCGGTATGCAGGAGTGGATGCTGGAGTTAAAGCCGGTCGATCTCCCAAGCCCGTATGATGAGATCGCCACGAAAGTTGGCATTCACGCCGCGCTGATCCTGGCGCGGGAGTTCGGCGGCATGATGCACTATCTTCCCAAGCTCGAACGGCCGCTGCTGAAACTGCGCAACGAGAAGATCAGAGCACAGTTCGACGGCGCGAATCATAAGGATCTCGCGCGCAAGTATTACCTAACAGTCAGCCAGATCCGGACGATTGTCGATCACCCGGACGATCGGCAAACATCCCTTCTTGACCAGCTTCCTCCCCCAGAGAAATAAATCAAGCGCTTGATGGGACTTTCGCGGGGGAGGGCTGGTATGTTGCCGGTCGTGCCAACGTAGAGGTCCCCTTGCGCCAGATCAAAAACGCCATTATCCATTGCTCCGATTCTGAATGGGGATGCGCTCGTGCAATTCGCGGGTGGCATCTGGATCGAGGCTTCAAGGATATTGGCTATCATTTTGTCATCCTCAACGGTCTTCCTACCTTTTCCCACATGCAGCACGCGCACCTCGTTCCCTCCCTCGACGGCAGCATCGAATGCGGCCGTACTCTGGACGATGACGGCTTTATTCAGGATGTCGAAATCGGAGCGCACGCCCTCGGCTACAACGATCAATCGATCGGCATCTGCGTCATCGGCGTGCAGGAATTCAGTACGAAGCAGATGTTCTCGCTGCTGCGCCTACTAGCCGATCTTACCCTCGTCTATCACATCCCAATCGAGAATATACTGGGCCACTGCGAGACCGATTCGGGAAAAGCCGAAGGGAAGACATGCCCAAACATGGATATGAACAAAGTCAGAGGAGACCTCAAAGCCTGGCAGAAACTTTCCCCCACATTTGATCCGATCTTATTCGGAGAGAAAGGAGTCAAAACATGATGGTCGCAATCTGGAGTGCGGTGCTTCCGATCCTGGTTCCCTACATTACCGAGGTCATTAAAAAAATCTTATCCAAGATGCGTGATTCCTATCCCATCTGGTTCAAGCCGCTGCGTCCCATCCTGGCGGGGTGCATCATCGCCGCGATCTCCAAGTTAACCGGCGTCGCCCTGCCGAGCGATCTCATGCAGCTCACCGACGGCAACGTCATGGCCATCCTCTCATCGGGAACGCTCTTCGGCGCCGTCGGCGGCTGGATTTATGACCTCGCGAAATCCGTTCAGACGCACTATGGACCCGACAGCATCCCCGGTGAACTCGTCCGACTCTTCCTCGGTGAAGCCGAGCCGAAAAAGCCGGCGGCTTGAGGAGGGGAGGATCGCATGCTTAAGAGATTGCTGATTGCCTTTCTGGTGAGCTCTATCCTCTTCTGGCCCGCGCCGGCGCGAGCGGCGAATAATATCGTCACCATCACGGTGACCGGCGCGACGCAGACGGTCCGTTCGCGCATTGAAGAATTTAACGGGATTCAGACCGGGAGCGATCCTCTCGATGTGAACGTGAAGAATCCCACCACTAGCGGCAGTTGCGTGGCGACCACTTCCACCCCGACCACGGGAACATCTGCGGCGACCTCTCAAAATAATGAATTGGTGATCGGCGTATTGATCACGGGATCGGCGGTCACTTTCGGCGCCGGCGCCGGCTATACGATCGATGATACGCCGACGGCGAATCGTACCTCGGTGGAATGGAAAGCGGTCACCAGTACCGGCGCGCAAACGGCCACCTGGAATAATACGGGGTCTTCAAACTATATGGCGCTGCTGGCGACATTTAAAGCGACCACTTCCACACCGGCCTTCGTCCAGGGAACCGGGCATGATTCCGGTTCCGCGGTGGCCTCGGATCAGCTGATCTTTACAAATCCGGTTACGGCAGGAGATTTTATTTTTGTCGCATCCCGGATTGGAAACAATGCGTCCACTGCCTCGGTCTCCGACACGGAGGGGAACACCTATCATCTGATTCCAGGATTGCCGTTCGACTGCGGATCGGCGACCGATCAGATGTACGTCTGGTATGCGTACAACGTCGCCGGCGATGGCGGCGGGGGCGGCGGCGGAATCGGCAAGGGCGCATGGCTATGGAGTCATCTACTTTTAGATCCGCGCCAAAAAAATGAATACCTCTCGTTTATTTTTTCTAAGAAAGGATTGGAAGAGCTTCAATGAAAAAGCTTTTCTTTCTCATTCTTGGAATCTTCCTTTGGGCGGTCTCCGCACAAGCCGCGATTACCGCACCCCTGGTCGCGCATCCCGTTCACCCGGCCTATTTTAAAGATCCCACCACGGGAAAGGCGTGGCTTCCTTTCTGTTCGCACACATGGGATGACGTGCAGGACACTAGTCAGTCCACATCTCCGCCGGCGTTTGATTTCAACGGTTACGTGTCTTTTCTCCAAAGTTATGGCCACAACTGCACAATCCTCTGGCACAAAGACCTTCCGACCTATTTTAACTGGCAAGGGGGAACGTGGCATATGACCTTGCATCCCTGGGCGCGGACCGGTCCGGGGAATGCGGATGATGGCCTGCCGAAATTTGATTTTAATACTTTCAATCAGCCATTTTTCGACCGTGTGCTCGCGCGGGCGCAGCAGCTCAATAATGTGAATATCTATCCGATCGTGCAGATCTTCGACGGGCTGGGCGTCACCGACGATGACGGCGCGGGATCAGGCTTCCCCTTTCACAACGGCAACAACATCAATTCAATCAATGACGGCGGATCGACCGGCGCTTTTACGAGCTGTTCTAATCCGATTATGGGGATTATGGATGCTTACGTCGTCAAGCTCGTTCAGACGCTCAATAGCGTACCGGGAGTGATTTGGGAACCACAAGAAGAAGGGCCGAATGGAATCCAAACTTGCTGGGTCGAGCATGTGATGGCGACGATCAGATCGACCGAGGCCTCTCTTACTTATCAGCATCCCATCCTCTACGCCTCGATCAACGTTTCTTTCGAGGTGGACACTACGCTCTATAACAGCAGCGCCGATATCGTTGCGCCGAAGGCGAAGTTTTCTCCGCTGGCGCCGAGCTGTGGCACCGGCTCGCCCACCTGCAAAGTCAACGTGAACGACTCCGATCACACCTATTTCCTCTACCTCGATTCCGCGCAGGTGAACCGCCAGTATCTTTGGCAAAATTTCATGTATGGGAATGGGGTCATGTTCATGGACCCCTACATCATTTATATCCCTGCGAATAGTCGCAATCTGTGCGCCTCCCCGGCAAACGGCGTTTGCACGGGGGTCGATACTCGATGGAATAATTTCCGGACCAATCTCGGTCAAGCGGCCTCCTATGTCAGTCGAATGAACCTCGGCGCGATGACGCCCCAGACCTCGCTCGCTTCCACCGGTTACGCGCTGGCAAACAAAGCGGCGAGCGGAGGAGAAGCGCTGATCTATCAGCCGACCGGCGCGGGCGGAGCATTTACAGTCGATCTCTCATGGACCACGCAGCAGCTCGCCGTGGAATGGTTTAATCCCACGACAGGGGCGATCACTACCGCCTCGAATGTCGCGGGGGGATCTTCTTCTCAGTCTTTCACCGCGCCTTCCGGGACGGAGGATCAAGTGCTCTATTTAAAGGCGATCGTCCCAGGAGCATCAAACCTCACCGGCCGCGGCCATCTGCTGCGCGGGCGAAGTAAGAGGGGGCAGTTTTAGTGAGATTCTCATTCGGGATATTTTTCTTTCTGATTTTTAGTGCCTCTATTTCACAGGCGCAGAACCTTGAGTTGTCTGTGCCCTGGTCAACGACTTTCGGCGGAGCCAACTGTACCGCGTCGTCCATTACCGTTAACGTCACTTGGGCGAATACGGCGTCCCCTCAATGCGATTCTCTTCCGGGACGTTTTCAGGGAAGTAATCATTCCGGCAATGGAAACTTTTCCATTATTGACCCTGTTGCAAATTTCCCTGGCGGCGGAGGCGGAAAGGGATATCGGAAGTACAACTATCCACACGTTCGCAATTCGGAGTCCTCGCCTCTTGATATTGAATTTTGTTGGGTCGGCGTTGGAACGTGTCAATCTGAGATTTGGGTTCGGGCATATGTTCGGTATCAAGCAGGGTACGCCTTAGAAGATGATGATGTTCTTCTCGTCCATCCGAATCAAACGGGCGGTCACAAGATGATCTATACCCGCGATACGAGCGGAAATGCGAACGCCTATATTGCCTTCGAGTATAACTACATTTTTTGGAGTAATGGAAGCACCAATATTCAGCAAAACGGGTGGGGAGATTGGAATTTTTGGAATCCGAGCGGTGCAACGACTTGCCCAGGCACGGCGAATCCAACCGCTTGTTCGGACGGCAGTTGGCAGTGCCTCGAATTTCATATTAAGGCGTCGTCTACGAATGTTGCAGCCGATGGGCAAGCGGATGTGTGGGTAAACGGCACGCAGCGATTTCATTCGACTGTGGTTCCCTGGGGAGTCACGACCTTTCAGGGATTCGTGGTGCCATCCAATACGAGCGGCACCGATGGAAACCAGGGGTCCGGCGATCTCTATGAGGATTGGGATGATTATGCCGTGTCGAACACGGGGCAGATCGGCTGCCCCTATTCCACTGGAGGCGGGGGTGGAAGTACCGGCGGGGCGTTGTCGGTGCGGGGCGCGCGGATGAAGGGTTTGAGAGGTCGATAATTAAAAGGGAGCAGTTTTGATTATTCAAATCATCCTTATCTTTCTTTTGTTTTCTCATGCGGCACAAGCCGCGCCGACGATTAGTGGAAGCTCCGGCTCCGTGACGAACGGATCGGCGCTAACAATCAGCGGTTCGAATCTGATTGCTTGGGATAAAACAAATTGGGATTCCTATTTCACGACAAATGCGAACTCCTTCAGCTTTGAAGGAAGCAATCCGAGTGCGGACGGGTATTGCGGGCAAGGTCCGTGCGGAGGCAGCTATGATTCCACGTTTAAAATTCATGGTTCAAAGTCGATTAAATTCGAGATTAATCATACACCCCCGCCAGTTTGCGCAGCGCCGACCCCTTGCACTTCTTATAATGGCGTTCCCAACTCCTCCGGTCAGGATGTTTGGTTTCACGCCTATATTGCGATGCAGCTTAATTCAGGCTGCTGGCCGGATAGCTTTCTAAAACAGTTCTACGATTTGAATAATTATTATGTCGATTTGGGATGGGATGCGACCTGCACCTACTCAGATTATTGGAGCTTTAAATACGGCAATCCGCATTCGGAAGTGAATAATCCAACCGGCCAATTCCAACCGCAAAGATGGTACGACTTCATGGGCCATTGGAAATCGAGCTCTCCCCGACTCAACGAGTATTGGGTAGAAGGGCAACAGCTCCTTTCTTTAGATCCGGGAATTACTGATTCCATTAATACCATTCTGATCGGCATGGTCAATATTGGCGCATCTCAAGCAGTCGATATTACCACTTGGATGGATGCATTCTCTTGGGGTTCGACGCAGATATATGGACCCACGGTGGAGATCAATACATCCTCGATCTGTGGCGCGGGGACCGTTGTCCGGCAAGAGCTAACGAATATTTCAGACTCGGCTATAGCAATCAAAGTCAGTCTTCCGGCGGGCGGCGGACCTTATTGGACGTGCGTGAAGGATTCCAATCAGGTTTACTCCAACGCTTTCTCTCTAAGCGGTGGCAGCTCGGGCGGGGCGTTGTCGGTGCGGGGTGCGCGGATGAAGGGTTTGAGAGGTCGATAAGACAATATGGAGAGGATTATGCGGAAAAAAATAATCGGGCTTCTAGTGATGGTCTTGCTTCTGGCGTCGCTTCTGCCGGCGCAGGCTTCGGAATATTTCTCTTTCCATAAAGGGGCGACCAGCCAATCCGTTGACTTCCATATTTGGGATAGCTCCTCGAATGCCGGGGCCGGTAAAACAGGCCTCGTTTACAATTCCACCAATTTCGCTTGTTACTACACCCGCGGGGCAACAGGCACTCCAACCCAAATCATCCTCGCCACCCAAACCACAGGAGGCGCTTATACTTCTGGTGGATTTGTGGAGAGAGACTCCACGCACGATCCCGGAGAATACCGTTTGGATATTCCCGATGCGGCATTGGCCTCTGGCGTCGATCGGGTCAGAATTCAATGCAGGGAAGAGACGACCACTGCCCTAAATGTTGTCCCGGCCGTCTTAAATATCGATCTAACCGATGTCGATCTTCGCGCCGCCAATGGCGCCGTTCCGGTCTCCGGCGATCTCACCTCCACCATGAAGACCTCGGTCGAGAATGCCGTCTGGGATGCGAGCCGATCGAGCCATGTAAGCAACGGCAGCTTCGGACAAAGAGAGATCGTCGTCCGCTCCGGCACGGCGCAAGCGGGCACCGCGACCACCATCACGCTCGATGCGAGCGCCAGCGCTACCGATAATGCTTATTTGAATGCCGCGATCATGATCACCGGCGGCACAGGCGCAGGGCAAGTGCCGCGCCAGATCACTGGCTATGTCGGGGCGACCAAGGTCGCCACGGTCGACACGGCTTGGACCATCACGCCGGATAATACCAGCGTCTTCATGATCCCACTTTCATATTTTGCTTCCGGGGGCGGAGGAGGATCGGCACCGACCGCCGCGCAGAACGCGCAGGCGGTATGGGATCAATTGACCGCGAACAACACCACAGCGAACAGTTTCGGGATGCTCGTGAAAACCGCGCTTCCGAATATCGCGCCGGGATCAAACGGTGGTCTTCCGACCACCGATGTGAACAATGCGGTGAAGGTGCAAAGCGGCACCGGGGCGAATCAGATATCGCTCTCCGGAGGAAAGGTGCTTCTGCAGAATGATGCGATCTGTCCGCTTTGCTTCCAGTCCACCGGGACAATCAGCGCGAAGAGTGGGACGACGCTGACCGTTTCGGGCGGGATTTTGGCGGACAACCAATACAATAACTTCTGGATGATCTCGGTTTACAAACCTTCGGATGGTTCGACGGAGGCGTCCAGCTGTATTACCGGAACGACCCTTTCTTCCCTGCAGGTTGTCACGAGGGAGGATATCAGCGCCTTGATCACCGTGGGCGATAAATTTGATTTCCTCCCCTCAATGGCTTGCGACAATCTGCGGCCGATCACTCACCAGAACCAACTTTTGGTCGATGCCAACGGCCGGACCGATCTCTCCAAAGTGAACGGCTCAGCCATCAATAATCTAATTGGCGGCCGAGTGGATGCGCAAGTCGGTGCCTATGCTTCGGGACAAGATCCGGCGACCTCTGTTTTGACCGCGACAGCGAGCAGCTTCAACTCGGCGGGGACGATCGGCGCCAAGATCAATGCCGCCGGCACCGCGGGTGATCCCTGGGCGACCGCACTCCCTGGCTCGTATGGAGCGGGCACCGCCGGAAATATCATCGGCAACAATCTCAACGCGACGGTCAGCTCTCGCATGGCCACCTTCACGCTGCCGGCCAATTTCTCCAGCCTCTCGATCGACGGCTCCGGTCGGGTCGATCTGGGCAAGACGCTTGGGACGGCAATCACGCTGGACAGCAACAATGTCCTCAACGTCAGCGCCAAATATATGGGAGGAACACTGCTGACCGCCCGCGATATCGGTGCCTCTGTGCTCCTCTCCAACGGCATCGGTACCGGACAAATAGCATTGAGCTCGGGGAATGTCTCCATTGCGGATGATGGCATTGGACCGAAGGCGGTGAAGCCGGCCGGAACGATCACGGCGAAGAGCGGAACCACATTGACCCTCTCGACGGGGATCACTACGGATGGTCAATGGGATAAATTCCATCTGATCCAGGTCTACCGCGCCAGCGATCGGGCGATTGAAAAATCCTCCTGCATTGAAAGCACGACCTTCTCCACATTGCAAGTCGTGACGCGAGAAGATATCAGCGCCTTCATCTCGGTGGGGGATTACTTCGACATCGTTCCGGCGCCGCAGTGCGACAACCTGCGGCCGGTGACGCATGGGAATTCCCTCTCGGTGGACGCCAACGGCCGGACCGATCTCGCAAAGATCAATGGCTCAGCGATCAATAATTTGATCGGCGGAAGAGTCGACGCGAACATGCAGGCGGCGGGGGCCGGGGTGATCAACTCCACGGTGGCGCCCAATCTCGACACGACGGTCTCTTCCCGCCAGCCCTCCGGCAATGTGACGGTCGGCGCTTATGCTTCGGGACAAGATCCGGCGACCTCTGTTTTGACCGCGACAGCGAGCGGCTTCAACTCGGCCGGAACGATCGGCGCCAAGATTAACGCTGCCGGCACCGCGGGCGACCCCTGGGCCACCCCACTTCCCGGCTCCTATGGATCGGGAACCGCGGGCAATATTATCGGGAACAATATCAACGCGACGATCGCCAGCCGGCAGGCGGCGGGCAACGTCACCGTCGGCGGATATGCTTCGGGCCAAGATCCGGCCACCTCGGTGCTTAATGCCACGGCCACCTCGTTTAATTCGGCGGGGACGATCGGGAGTAAGATTAACTCCGCGGGAAGTGCCGGCGATCCTTTGGCCACCGCCGTCCCTGGCGCCTATGCCCCCGGCACGGCGGGGTATCTGATTGGAAATTACATCAACGCCGCGATCAACTCCCGCATGGCGGCCTCCTCCTATACCGCGCCGGATAATGCCACAATCGCCTTGATCAATGGCTATCTCTGCAATGGGATCGGCGCCTGCAACGCGCCGAGCAATACCGGTCTTTGGGATCGGCATACGGCCGACACCGGGACGCTGGTCTCCTCCTCTGCGTTCAATACAAAGATCCCGTCTCCGCTGACCTTTACCGCCGGCCTGGTCCGATCGCAAATTGGCGGCCTCGATAATGGGGTGATCACCAATTCCAAATTTGCCACCAATGCGATCGATGAGAACGCCTCGGGGCTGCCGACCGGCGCCGTCGTCGCGGGCGGATCGGGCTGCAACGGCGGGGTGAATTCCGCGACGGTTTTTGCTACATCGCTCAATCAGACGGCGCCGAATGCTTGGAAATCTCCCCAGCTGATCAAGATGACATCCGGGAATCTCTCCGGCCAGAACGCCACGATCAATGGCTATGCGCTGACGGCCGCAGGGGGCTGCTTGCAGCTTGTCTCGCCGGGGCTCACCGGTACGCCGCAGGTCGGCGACACCTTTGCGATTGTGAACAAATGACGAGCGATCAGCTAATCAATAAATTAGCCGGGCTGCAAGTGCAGCATCCGGTCGACTCTCCGGAGCTCGCCGCGCAAAATTTAAAGGGGCTGGTGATCCTGGATGAATGGAGCTGGAAGGCAATCCTCACCCAGCTTGAAAATGCCGGCTTCACCATTATCGAGAAGGCGAGGAAGTAATTGGGCATTCTGATTTTATCGAATGCGGGTGGCGGTGGCGGAGGAGGAGGCGGGTCTTCTCCTTCCGGTCCGGTGCTGGTGAAGCTGATTAATCCGCAGCTGACCGTCTTGAATTATCGGACGATCCTCACCGACAAGATCGCCGAGCGGCAAACGCGGCCGCTGACGATACAGGTGGTCGATCAGAACGGCAATCCCCTCACCGCCGATCAGATCGCTACCCTCACACTGACTTTGTATGACGCGGCCACCGGCACGGTAATCAACGGCCGCAACAAGCAAAACGTGCTGAACGCGAATGGCTGTGTGATAGACGTCCTCTCCGGGATGCTGAATTGGACGATGGACACACTCGATAATATTGCCATTGGAACCGCTACCTTCGAAAAGCATAAAGCCCTTTTCGAATGGACATGGAACAAACCGGACGGAGGCACCGGCTATGGAAAATATGAGCTGGTCTTCACCGTCGAAAACTTACAAATGGTTCCCTAGCCCAAGGAGGCAATTATGAAAAATATCGCTCTGTTCGCCCTGTTCGTCACGTTCGCCGCATGCAGCACGGTCGCCGGGTTGCTCCCGCAAAATGAAAAGCAAAAGGCGTCCGATGATCTGGTGAAAATCATTTGCGCCGATCCGGCCGGCTCCAAGGAGGTTTTAAAGGGCACGAAATTCGAGGGCGAGATCAACATCGACACGCTCTGCAAATAGGAGAACAAATGGATTCAAGTATGGTCTTTTGGCTCCAGATCGGTTTTGCGCTACTGATGTTTGTTTTGCAGATTGTCACATCTATAGTCGGCACACTGCTCTATCTGGCCTTGAAGAACCATCTTGAACGGCAGGACAGGAAAGAGGAGGCCCAGGATGAGAAGATCACTAGCGTTACGAAAGATCTCGCCGATTATAAAGAGGCTGCCCCACAGCTCTTTCCGCTGCGGGAGGATTATCTGCTGAAGGTATCGCGCTTCGATAACAAGCTCGACAAGGTCAATGAGCAGGTCAGTGAAATTCAGGGGATGCTCAGAATGGGGGGAGAGAAGGGATGAGGCCTTTGGAATATAAAGAGGTGCGGTATCGGATCCTCAAGCTGCTTGAACAGGCCCTGCCGGAATGGACTACAGAGAGATTAATTTTCCTCGGTGTAAACGATGCCGGCCATCAAGTGACCAAGGATGAGATCGCCTCGGAATGCCTCTATCTGCGGCAGGGAGAATATATCGAAAGCAGAACCGTGTACAGCCGGGTCTTTGCAAAAGATATATGGCTGCATCGCCTCACTAAAAAAGGACGGGATCTAATCCAGCATTCGACCGGTCGCGACCCCGGCATCAATGAGGCGCTCGAATAATGGGCAACCGACGGCATAGCAAGGTTTCCAGGATGCCCCGCGATGTACGCGATGTGTTCTATCAGAAAGTGGGTGAGGGCCATACCATTCAGGAGATTACCGATTGGTTGCGCCAACTCGGTCAGGACATTAGCCGGGCGGCGGTCGGCCGGGAGGTCAAAGACTTTGTCGGGCAGCTAAATCGATTTAAGGCCGTAAAGGAGCAAGCGAAGGCGATCGTCAGCGAGGCAGGGGGAGACGGGCTGAATCTGGAAGAGGCGGCCGTGACTGTGGCGCTCAATAACATCATGGAATATCTGATGGACCCGGTCCTCTCTAATATGCAGCAGGAAGAAGCATCCAAAGTAATGATGGCGCTGGCCCGGCTTCAATCCTCCAGCGTCCAGCGGGAAAAATTGAAGATGGACTTCAAAGACAAGCTCGCGAAAGAGGCCGAGGCGATCGGGAAGATGGCGAAGGCGGAAGGTCTGTCGGACGAGCTGGCCGATGCGATCAAAAAGAAGATTTTGGGAATCGCCGCGTAGGGGCTGATTTCGCCCAGACCGGCTAGGGGTATAGCCACAAAGCGTATACACGCTTTAGAAAAGGCCTTTGTGCCAAAAAGAGGGGGAAAAATGAGCGCCACTTGTGACTATTGCAACAAGGTACTTCCGGTTCAGAAGCGCAGACGGGGCAGTCAAATCAGGTTTTGTCCTGGGGGAAAATGCCGGATCGCATACCATAATGCGCTTGTCAAAAAGGGGAAGGCGATCATCCGGAAACGGATCGAAAAGAAGCCGGCCATGAAGAAGGAGCCGAAGGTTGTCGACCTATATTCCATTCCGGTCGCCGATCGGCCGCAGCTCCTGGCCAATGTTGCCCGGAAGCTCGGCTTCAAAGAAGAGGGGCCGATCCGCAACCCTTACATCCAATTAAAGTCCGGCCGGCAAATCGTCGCTCTTCCCGGCCGCCAGCAGGGAACCACGATGGGCATTTCCAACATGGCTCTGGAGTTTTAATTGACCGTCACTGATCCAAAAGAAATTTTCGGCGCCAACCCGCAGCAGGATTTCGAGGTCCTCCGCCAGATCGAAGGAGGTATCCTCCTCCCTTATCAGCAGCGGTGGGTCTCCGACGATGCGGCCGTAAAGGTCTCGGAGAAGTCGCGCCGGACCGGTTTTTCCTGGGGAGAGGCGTCTGACTGCTCCCTCCACGCTTCGAAGAGGAAGGGGAGCCATGTCTGGTATATCGGGTATGGAAAGGACATGGCCTGGACCTTTATCCAAGATTGCGCGATGTGGGCACGCGCCTATCAGCTCGCAGCAGACGCAGTCGGTGAAGAGGTCATCGCAGATGGCGACAAGGAGATCCATACCTTTTACATCGAGTTCAAATCGGGCTGGCGAATCACCGCGCTTTCATCGTGTCCCCGGAACCTTCGCTCCAAGCAGGGGATCTTTGTTTTTGATGAAGCCGCCTTCCACGATGACTTTGAAGGAATGCTCAAGGCCGGCTTGGCGCTCTTGATGTGGGGGGGCAAGCTGCGGATTATCTCCACGCACTTCGGCGAAGATAACCCATTCAATGATCTTGTTCAAGAGATTCGCGCCGGGAAGAAAAGTTTTTCGCTCCACCGCGTCACCCTCGATGATGCGCTGGCGGAAGGGCTTTATCAGCGGATCTGTCTGGTCCTCGGCCGCGAATGGTCTCTGGAGGCGCAGGAAATCTGGCGCGCAAATCTTATCCGAGATTATGGCGATGCGGCCGATGAGGAATTGTTTTGCATTCCCTCCGGCAGCTCCGGCAACTATTTTACCCGCGCGCTCGTTTTGAGCTGCATGGATTCCGAAATCCCCGTGCTTCGCTGGAAATGCTCGACGGCCTTTGCGCAGGAGTCCAAAGAGATCCGCGAGGCGGCGGCGCTCGATTGGTGTAGGGAGCATCTCGATCCGGTTTTGGGGAAGATCAATCCGAATCATCGTGTCTTCTTCGGGGAGGATTTCGGCCGGACGGGCGACCTTAGCGTAATCCGACCCGCCATCGAGGAGCAGCGGCTGCGTTATCGCTCGCTCTGCGAGATCGAATTGCGGAACGTCCCTTTCGAGCAGCAGCGGCAGATTCTCTTTTATTTTCTCGATCGCGTCCCCTGGTTTGCTTGCGGCGCAATGGACGCCCGCGGCAATGGCCAATACCTTGCCGAGGTCGCCATGCAGCGCTATGGCGTCACCCGCATCCTTCAGGTCATGCCGACGCCGAAATGGTATCTGGAGGCGATGCCGAAATATAAGGCGCATCTGGAAGATAAAACGATGACGCTTGCAAAGGACTCCGACATCCTCGCCGATCATCGGCTGGTGAGGATGGAGCGCGGGATTCCCAAAGTTCCGGACACGATCCGCACGAAGGGGGCCGACGGCGGCCAGCGACACGGCGATGCCGCGATTGCCGGCGCCATGCTCACCTATGCCATTGAGCAAGGCGCCCCCTGGGTGCCGGAGTTCGAGGCGGCGTCGGAAGTCGGCCGGGAATTCACCAAAATGGATAACTATTTGAGGTAAGGAGAAAAGCATGGTCGAAGGATGCGCAGTGGGACGGACGGTTCATTATATCAATCCCGAAGGCAAATGTGTCGCTGCAATCATCGGACAAGTGGAAGATAAAGAGCTCGGTCTCGTCAGCCTTCATATTTTTGATTATGTCAAAGGGGTCCAGCTCGGAATCCTCCATCGATATAAAGTTCTCTTCTCTTCCAAAAATGAAAAGGATACCTGGCACTGGCCGGAGCGATCATGAAAAAAAATCTCGTGAGATTATTGGTTGTCTTGTTCCTTTTGATCTCGGCCTGCGCGAGCGACCCGAAGCCGCAGCCCGCGCCGGAAGATCCGAAGCAGGAGCATCGCTGGAAAGGCAGTCTGCATGATCTGCATTGCGTGATCGTGGAGGCCGGCTCCAAGGATGCGCAAGAAAAAGAAGCATGTGACCAAGCGGAGCAGAAACAGTGAGCGACGAGCAAAAGACAGAATTCTCCGATCCGCTCCTGGCGATCGATCAGCCGCCGGACGATTCCAAAAAACCGGTGCTCGATGAGATCGCCACCCTCGGCCGGATGGACATTACCTTCGGCTATGTCGGGCCGATGCTGCTCAACCCCGACACGGTGCTGAAAACCGAAGGGGGCGGCGGCAGCTTCGCCCTTCAGATCTATGAGGATCTGGAGCGGGACGATCATGTCTTCGCCGAGCTGCAAAAGCGAAAGAACACCGTTTCGAGTCGCGAGTGGCAGATCATGCCCGCCACGAAAGAGGCCGCCGATAAAGAGATCGCCGACTTCGTTGAGAATGAATTAAAGTCACTCCCCTTCGGCCATGTGATCAAGGCGATGCTGGACGCGAAACTGAAAGGTTTCTCCGTCGCCGAAGTGATGTGGCAGGTCCGGCCCGACGGCCGGATCGGGATCAAGGAGATCATCGCGCGCGATCAGCGCCGGTTCGCCTTCGATCTGAAAAGAGAGCTGCGCTTCCTCACTCTGGAGGATATGATCCGTGGCCAGGCGGTGCCGCTGCGCAAGTTCCTCGTCCTCTCTTCCGGTAGCAAGGTAAGCAATCCTTATGGCTCCGGACTTGGGATGCGGCTTTACTGGCCGGTTTGGTTTAAGAAGAACGGCGTCCGCTTTTGGGCGATCTTCCTGGAGAAGTTCGGCAGCCCGACGGTGGTCGGTAAATATCCCCCCGGCACGCCGATCGATCAGCAGGACGCTTTGCTCCAGGCGATCGAGGCGATTCAGCAAGAAGCGGCGGTGAAAATTCCCGACAATATGATCGTCGAAATCCTGGAGGCGCAGCGCACCGGCTCAATCGACTCCTACAAGCAATGGCAAGATCATTGGAATAAGGCGATCTCGCTGGTCATCGTCGGGCAGACGCTCACGACCGACGTCGGCAGTTCCGGCAGCCGCGCCCTCGGGCAGGTCCACAATGAGGTCCGACTGGATCTGGTCAAAGACGACGCCGACGAGATCTCCGAATGCCTCAACTCCCAGCTGATCAAGTGGCTCGTCGACTATAACTTTCCCGGGGTCACCCTCTATCCGAAATTTTGGATTCGGACCGACCCGGAGAAAGATCTCGTCGCCCTGGCGACCCGCGATAACACCCTCGCTCATCTGGGGCTGCCGATCGGGCAAAAATATTTTTATGACACCTATGCGATTCCGCAGCCCGATCCGGGAGAGCCGATCATCGTCCCGCCGGCCGGCGCCGGCGCCGCGGGGAATGCCGGGGGCAACGGCAATGGAATGGACCCCGAGTTTTCGGGGCGCCGCGCTCCGAAAGTCTTTCTCTTCTCAGAGGGGATGAAGCCGAATCAAGCATCGATCGATCAATTAATCGCCTATGCAGTATCCCGCCGCGTCGGGGTCGATGAGTTTTTATCGGAAGTCGCCGCCTCCATCAAAGGCGCGGCCACGCGCGATCAAGCGGTCAATCATCTCCTGGCGCTCAAGAACCGACTACCTGCCCCGAGCAGCGTCGACGGGGGGACGAATCTGATCGCCACCGGCAAGATGATCGGCCGCGCCGGCGTCGCCTCCGAAATGCAGGCGTCAGGCGCCAAATTCGCCGTGGAGGTGGAGACGGACTTTGCGCCGCTTCCACCGGCCGAAGCGGTGGCGTTCTTCTCCGATCTCGTCCCGCTGCCGCCGGATGCGGTGCATCAGCTCGCCGATGAGGCGCGCCAATGGGCCTTTACGCTGGGTAAGGTGAGTCAGCTGGAGGTGATCACGCGGGTCAAGGGCGCGCTCGACCAGGCGCTCTCGCAGGGGATGTCGCTTTCGCAATTTCAAAATGAGATCGAGACGATCTATTCCGGCCTCGGGCTCTCCCGCGAGAATCCCTACTATTGGGAGACGGTCTATCGGACGAATTTGCAGACCGCATACCAGGCGGGCCGCTATCAGCAGATGACGCAGCCGTTCGTCCAGCGCTATCGCCCCTTCTGGCAATACGATGCAGTGAATGACGATCGGACGCGCCCGACGCATCTTGCGCAGGATAAAAAAGTATATCGCTTTGATGCCGCCTTTTGGCAGATTTGGTATCCCCCTTGCGGCTTTAACTGCCGCTGCACCGTCCACACCCTGGCGGAGGAGGAGGTCGCGGCACAGAAGCTGACGGTGTTGACCGATCTTCCGACGGAGCGGCCCGATCCCGGATTCGGCGGGGTTCCCGCCGCCGGCATTCCTTCTGCGCTGCGGCAGCGGCTGGTCGATTTAAACCAATCTTTGACGTGAGGAGGCAGCAATGACCGATCAATGGATCGAAGTATTCCGAAAAGGCAAGCACACCGACTCGCAGGGGAGGACGCGCACCTGGTCCGAGGCCGATCTCGACAAGATTATCGCCGCTTCAACCGGAAAAGAAATTCCGGCGGTCTGCGGACACCCGAAAACAGATGACCCGGCATGGGCATGGGTCGAGGCGGTCAAGAAAGAGGCAGGGAGCATCTGGGTCAAGTTCAAAGACATTGTGCCGGAATTTGCGGAGATGGTGACAAAGAAAATGTTCCCCCATCGCTCCGTGGCGATCAATCCCGACTTCTCCATCCGGCACGTCGGCTTTTTGGGAGCGGTCCCGCCGGCAATCAAGGGATTGGCGCCGATCACCCACGCGGCCGAGCAGCCGATGGCGGTGATCGAGTTCGCCGATTATAACGATTTGGCGATCGCCGATCTCTTCCGCAGGATGCGGGAGTGGATCATTGAAAAGTTCGGCTCCGACGACGCCGACCGGGTGATCCCCAGCGATCAGCTGGGATTCATCCAGCAGCAGGCGGCCGAAGAGGACGAGGAGGAAGAGGTCACAGCAGGCAATGGTGGATTCAAACAAAAGGAGGAAGAGATGGGAATTACTGAAGTGGAACTCAATCAAAAGATCCAGGAGGCGGTCGATGGGGTGAAGGCGCAGTTTTCCCAGAAGATCGAGCAGCTCACCGCCGAGAACGCGCAGCTGAAGCAGAGCTCCTCGGAAAAAGAAAAAGCGGCACGCAAGGCGGAGATCAAGGCGTTTTGCGAGGGGCTGAAGAAATCGGGCAAGCTGCTCCCGGCCTGGGAAGCGATGGGGATTCAGTCCTTTATGGAAGCGATCGAGGAAGAGACCGAGACGATCGAATTCTCCGAAGGGAAAAAAGAAACCCCCGGCGCGTTCTTCCGCCGCTTCCTCTCGGAGCTTCCGAAGACGGTCGAGTTCGAGGAAATCGCGCCGGCCGAGGACGAGGAGGACGTGATCGCCACCGGCGAGGGGCAATTCGCCGCCGCGACGGAAGCGGGAAAAGGCTTCAAGGTTGCGGTCGACCAGCAGCGGCTCGCGCTTCATCGGCGGGTCACCGCCTTTGCGCAGAAGCACAATATCCCCTATGCGGATGCGCTCAAGCAGGTGACCGCGGGGACCCGATAGGTTTTCACTTTTAGCGATTCATATTTAACGAAGAACGATCTAAAAAAAGGAGCGACCTATGTCGGAAAATTATAATCCAATATTGCCGAAAACCGTGAAGGCGGCGGGCAATTTCACCAAGCGCCGGTTTATCGGCTTCGATGATCTGCAAATCACAACCCAGGGAAACGCCGCCAAAGGAGTGGCGCAGCAAGACGCGCTGACCAATGATCTGACCCCGGTTACCATCATCGGAACGGCCATCGTGGAGGCGGGGGGGGCGATCGCCGCCGGCGCTTATGTGATCTCGGACAATCAAGGGCGCGCGATCGCCGCCAATGCGCTTGCGATCGCCCCCGGCGCAACCGCCGTCACCTCGGCCGCCGCGAACGGGGCGACCGATATCACCGGCTCGGTTCCGACCGAAAAGGTCAATGGGATCGCGATCGATCCCGCATCCCAAGCAGGAGATTTTATCGAGGTTTTGCTGGTTCATTAATCACGGATAAACGGATCGCGTTTATCCGATATTTTTAAACACACTTTAAAAAGGAGGTTTTCATGGCACGTTTACAGACTTTGAGGGTATATGACCCGGTTTTGTCCCAGGTCGCCCTCGGCTATACCAATGCGCAGCTGATCGGGGGCCAGCTCTTCCCGACGCTGCCGAATATGAAGCGAGGAGGTCAGATTGTCTCCTTCGGGAAGGAAGCGTTCAAAATCTATAACACCCTTCGCGCCACCCGCGCCAAGGCGGTCCGGGCCGACTGGGCGCTCCTCTCCCCCGTCATCCTGGCGCTCGAAGATCACGCGCTGGAGGTGCCGGTGGACGACTCCGAAATTGAGGAGGCGATTGACCCGATCGTGCCGGAAAGCGCGGCCACGATCATCGCGCAAGAAGCGATCGCCGTCGAGAAGGAAAAGAAGCAGGCCGACCTCGCGCAGACACTGGGGACCTACAACTCCAGCAACCGGGTGACCCTCTCCGGAACCGCTCAATGGTCTGATTTCGTCAATAGCGATCCGGTCAATGATGTGCAGGTCGGCCGCGAGGCGATCCGGGCGAAGATCGGGCGATACCCGAATACCCTTTGGCTCGGCCCGATCGTCTATACCAAATTGAGCCAGCACCCGAAACTCTATCAACGTTTTCAATACACGCTGCCGGGCGGGATTATTACTCCGCAGCTGCTGGCGCAAGTCTTCAATATCGACAAGGTGATCGTCGGCCAGGGGGTCTACTCCGACGCCGCCGGCAACTTCACCGATCTCTGGGGAAAACACGCCGGGCTCGCCTGGGTGCCTCCCGGCGCCGGCCGCTACATCCCCAGCTTCGGATACACCCCACAGCTGCAAGGACGGCCGCGGGTTCTCCGTTATCGTGAGGAGCCGAATCTCAATGTGGTCTATGACGAGGATGTTTACCAGGTCGTCGTTACGGCGAAAGATGCGGGCTATTTCATCCAGAACGCAGTCGCCTAGTTGATTCGGCTCCTCACGGGAGCGGTGAAAGATTGTTGAACGGGGCGGCCTTCGGGCCGCCCGAAACCCAAGCATAAGGAGGAAACAGGTTATGGCGAAGTTTGAAGTGACATCCCCGATCAAGCATGACGGGAAGGAATACCAGGTAGGAGAGGGGATCGATCTCGATCCGAAGAAGCATCAGCAGCTCATCGAGTCGGGCGCAGTGAAAGAGGGAATGAGCCGCGGCGTCTCGAAAAAAGAGGAGTAACCGGTGGCCTATTCGACCGCGGGGGATCTTCAGAAACAACTTTCCGACGCGCAGCTTCAGCAGCTGACCGATGACGAGAACACCGGCGTCATCGATTACTCTGTGATCGCAAAGGCGATCGCCGACGCGGATGCGGAGATCGACACCTATGCCGCGGGGCGCTATTCCGTCCCGTTGGCGCCCGTGCCGGCGGTGATCAATCGCTACTCGGTCGATATGGCCATCTACAATCTCTACTCGCGGCGCGCGAATGTGCCGCAGCATCGGATGGATCGATATAACGCGGCGCTATCGTGGCTTAAGCAACTGGCGCAGGGGTTGACTACGCTGGGGGAGGCCACCCCCCAGCGTTCCTCCGATCAGCTCGGCGGCCCGAAGAACGCCGTCAGCTCCGATGATCGGGTGATGACCAGCGGCAACGGAACTTCGACCGCTGGAACGATGGATAATTTCTAATGCTTGTTCAAATCGTGATTACCTGGAAAGATGAAAAGCTCCAAGCGGCACTCAAAGAGGCGCTGCGCCGCAAGGAAAATTTAACCCCGGTTTTTCAGGTGGCCGGGGAGAGGATGAAGACGAGCATCGATCAGAATTTTGCAGTGGGCGGCCGGCCGACACCCTGGGTGCCATCGAAGCGGGTGATCCGGTTCGGAGGGAAAACACTCGTCTTAAATAAGATCCTCCAAAGCTCTATCACCTATAAAGCCTTCAGCGATCGGTTGGTCATCGGGACAATTCTACCCTATGGAGCGATTCAGCAGTTGGGCGGAACAATCCGAAAAACGGTTCAGGTGAAAGAGCACTGGCGCTATCAGGACAAAGCGTTCGGAAAGCCAATTCCTCCCCGGTCGACGCATGTCAGCCCGCATCCGATGAAGATGCACGTGACAATCCCGGCCCGGCCTTATCTGGTCGTGCAGGATGACGATAAACAATATATCGGCCGGGTCGCGGTCGATTACATTCTAGAACCGCTCAAATAAGGAGTTTGGAAAATGAGAGTGCGCGGCACTGTGAAATGGTTCGACGATAAAAAAGGCTTCGGTTTCATCACCAGCGAGATCGGCAAGGATTTCTTCGTTCATTATTCGGGCATCCTTGGCGACGGCCACCGCTCGCTTCAGCAGGGGCAGAAGGTGGAGTTTAAAATCGAGGAACAGCAGAAGGGCCCCGCGGCGATCGAGGTGATCGCGCTGCGATGAATCTCCTTTTAAAGGCCATTCAATCGGAGATGAAAGCGGCCGATTCCCTCGCATATCTGAGGGGCTCGGTCTGGATCATCCCGGAGGGTCCCGATCACGACGTCCTTCCGGCCGAGGCGCAGTTCCCGGCGATCGGGATCACCGACGGCACAGAGTCGATCGAGCACCGGCCTGGGATGACAAAGAAGATCGTCCGCACCGTGCGGATCTCCGCTTATGTGGAGGTCGTCCGCCCCGAGCGCTCGATCATCGGCGACGGAACGACCAAAGGGGTGATCGATATTTTGAAGGATATTGTCGCGCTGCTCGATTACAACCTGCTCAGCTTGGACGGCTACAGCGAGGCGCGGTCGACTTCAGTGGAAGCATCGACGGTGGTCATTTTCGATAATCTGTTGGCGCTCAAGAAGACGGTGATCTACGAATATCGGCACCCGATTTAG